CGTAGCAATCAGGCAGCCGATGAAAAATACACTGGTACAGAGCCGGTCTGGGATACTGAACGTGCCCTGAAAATGGATGACGACCTGTTTGATAATTTCTTGCGCAAGAGCATGAACTATTACAACTATCACTATGCTACAAAAGATCTAAAAAAATATGTGATTGAATGGGTGCAGACTGCTGATGTATTAACTAAAGCAGAACTTAGTACATTTATTCGTAGCCCAGATCGCACACTGACCATGACAGCATGTTCGCTGGTCATGGCACATCGCCAGGGTATGCCACTTAAAGAACGCCACGTGACCTATATTCGCAAAGCCATTCAGTTCAGTATTGAACTGGCTGGTGACGAAGTGGTGGAGATTGTGAATACACCAGAACAGGTGGTATACCGTCCCACTATCCAGGATCGCATGAACGAAAAGACTGCTGAGACTCTGGGTGAGCTGGAAGGTCATTACGACGAAGCAGTGCGTGGCAAGACTGGATTTAAGTTTTACGACTTTTTAACTGCCAATGCTGTGCCACAAAGTCAGCTGGGCAAGTACGAAGCCGTGCTGGCGGCTCGTGCTAAAGAACTATTGGCAGCAAGCCAAAAGTCTGATGAGCAACTGACTGAAGGTTATAAGCATTACAAAGCCACTGACTTCAAGCGACTGTTGACGTTCCTGACCAACTGCATCACAGCCATTGAGCAATATCGTAGCGTCAAGAAGCAAACAAAAAAAGCTCGTGTCAAGAAAGTGCCCAGCAAGGAAAAGCTGGTGAACAGGATGAAATACGCCACTGAGGATAAAACACTCAAACTGGTTAGTATCAACCCAGCTGACATTATCGGCGCCAGTACTCTCTGGATCTACAACACCAAGACTCGTAAGCTGGGCAAATATGTAGCAGACAGCCACGTGGGTACGTTAGGTGTCAAAGGCACCAGTATTGTGGGCTACGACGAAGCGAAGTCGGTGTGCAAGACCATTAGAAAGCCCGAGGAAAAGCTACAAGAATTCCGCAAAGCTACCAAAGTTCAGCTACGCAAATTCCTGGAAGATATCCGTGCTACTGACACTAAGTTGAACGGCCGTATCAGTACTGACATTGTACTACTCAAAGTAGAATAATGCATTGGTGGCTGCTAAATACTGGCATAAGGAACTAACACATGCCCAGTATTCCAGCCACCACCCCAGCAATCACCGGTAATTTAACTGCTCGCGGCAGTCTTCCCACTAAAAGTCTATACAGCAATATAGCTGGATCCGGGCCCGGTAATATTGAGTTTGACGGAAGTGTGTTGCCCACAACAGACGCTAAACGAGCCGAAATTACTGACTATATCCGTATGCGTCTGGGCGATGGTATTGTGGATGTGGAACTGGATAAAGAGCATTACGAGATGTCCATCAAGCAGGCCCTGGTCAAGTATCGCCAACGTGCCAGCAACAGCACTGAGGAAAGCTATGCGTTCCTGGACCTGTTGCCAGAAACACAGGAATACATACTGCCCCCAGAAATTCAGACAGTCAAGCTGATCTATCGCCGCGGTATCGGAAGTGTGACTGGAACTACTGCTAGCCAGTTTGAACCGTTTGCATCTGGTTACCTGAATACATATATGCTGGTGGCTGGTCGCGTGGGTGGTCTAACTAACTACGAACTATTTGTAGATTATCAGAAGTTGGCCATGCGTATGTTTGGTGGATTTATGAATTTTACATTTAATCCAGTTACCAAGAAACTAACTATTGTGCGTAAAATGCCATTTGGTTATGCTGGTGACCAAGCAGAAAGTGTACTGCTACACATATATAACGTCAAACCTGATCAGATGATACTGAGCGACACGTATGCTTTTCCCTGGATCCAGGAATATGCTTATAGTTTTGCTAAACGCATCCTGGGTGAGGCTCGTAGTAAATTCCAGAGTATTGTAGGACCACAGGGCGGAACCAGCTTAAACGGTGACGCATTAAAGTCAGAAGCACAAGCTGAAATGGAAAAGCTGGAGGAAGATCTCAAGACCTACGTGGACGGTAGTACTCCGCTGACCTGGGTAACTGGATAATCTAAAACTTGACACTGAATCTGTCGTATGTAATAATACAACAAAACAGGAGTATTTTTTAATGATTATCGGTATCGTCGGACTAATTGGTTCAGGCAAGGATACAGTAGCAGATTATTGCGTTAATTTTCATGGCTTCAGAAGAGAAAGCTTCGCAGGAACTCTTAAAGACGCAGTGGCCGCAGTATTTGGCTGGGATCGAACTCTATTAGAGGGTCGCACTAACCAAGCCCGTGCCTGGCGCGAACAAGTTGATCCCTGGTGGTCCAGCAAATTAGGAATACCCAATCTAACTCCCAGATATATCCTCCAGCAGTGGGGCACTGAAGTGTGCAGACGCGGATTCCACGACGACATCTGGATAGCCAGTCTGGAAAACCGACTGCGCAACACTACAGACAACATTGTTATCAGTGATTGTCGCTTCCCCAACGAGATTGGTAGTATTCGTGATGCTGGTGGAATCATTATCCGCACCAAACGAGGGCCAGACCCTGAATGGTTTGAATACGCCGCAACGGTAAACCGTGGACCCACACACAACCTAAGCTGGGCCAGCAATAAAGCGATCCTGGAAAACTATAAAATTCACGCCAGTGAAACCGCCTGGGTAGGTACCAAGTTTGATGTTGAATTAAACAACGACGGCAGTATTGACGATCTGTATACTAGTGTTAAAAATCTGGTATTAGCGGCCCCTGACGCCAACCCAGTCGGCTCTTGATAACATCGTGCTGACAGTTGAGACACACTGTTTTTAAATTGGCCCAGTTATTGTTTTTAAGATTACCATCTATATAAAATACCCCCGATTGTTCGGGCCATTTGAATTTAAAGCCACAGCGTTCGCATTGTGGCTTTTTTCTATAACCCGCTAGATGCCAGGCCGGTGCTCGTTGCTTGACTCGTCTGCCAGCACGATTGCAGACATCACATACGCTACGGTAATAATGCCGGCCATTTTTAATGTAGTTGACTGCCCTGGGTCGTTGATTGCACATGGGACAAATTTTGCGTTCTGTCATAGTAGTATTTAAGCAGTTTGCAGCATTAAACCTTTATAAAGGGCACCATAACTAGCAAAAAAATGAGCATATGAATAAATATCTACAAGCGTATTAATAAAGGAATAATGCTATGGCACTAGTATCCCCAGGTTTACAAATTACAGTTACCGATGAAAGTCAATATGTATCAGCAGCAGTTGGTACAGTACCTCTAGTCTTTCTGGCAACTGCACAAGATAAATTAATCAATGGCTCGGCAGCGACTGGCACCAGCGCAACAAATGCTGGCAAATTACAAATTTTTGGAAGCCAAAGAGAACTGGTATCCGCATTGGGTTACCCAAGTTTTCAGCAAACTGCTGCTGGTACACCAATTCATGGTGATGAGCGTAACGAATATGGCCTAATGGCTGCTTATAGTGCTCTAGGCCTAGGCAACCGTGTTTATGCTGTTCGTGCTGATATTGATCTAGCACAATTGACCGGATCGACAGTCAGACCAGCTGGTACAGTGGCTGATGGCACCACTTGGCTCGATTTGGCTGATACCAGATGGGGAATTTATGAATGGAGCGCCAGCACACAGTCGTTCACAGAATATACTCCAATATTAATTACATCTACATCAGATACTAGCGCAGTAAGTTATGACTCGCTATTAACCAATGAGCCTACACCATTGACTAGTATTGGGCAGATTGGTAGTTATGCTGTGGTAACAACAACAGCAGCCAATCGTATTTTTTACAAGCGTTATGACAATGTTTGGTATCCAATTGGTACTACTGGGTGGCAGAATGCCTGGCCAGTGGTCACAGGATCAGCTACTAGTCCAACACTGACTAACGGACACACTTTGTTGATTAATACCACCACAGTGACTTTAGTTGGAACTACTGTTACAGCAATGGCCACTAGTATTAATGATGCTGCTATTACTGGCGTAACAGCCCGAGTAGTTAA